TCAACATATCGTCCCCCGTGACGATCCCCCTCTTTGTAAGGTGGGACAGGAGCCAGAGGGGGCCTGAACTCCTGTCCCTTATTCACGGTTGGTCTCGGGCCCGCCCGTGAATTACTTGCGCGCTTGAATTTCAGTCTTCTCCAAGCGTCCCGGACCCGAGCCAGCGCCCGCGTCCATGTCCTTGTAGCTGCGGTACACCTTACCGCCGGCCTTATGCGCAGAGCGCTTGTTGGACTCAATCTCCGTCTTCTGGAGACGGCCTTCGCCAGAGCCCGCGCCAGCCGTCATGTCCTTATAGGACGCGCGACCACCGCGCTTACGGCCCATGGGGGGCATGCCCGGAGGCATACCACCCGGAGGCATCGGGGGCATCCCCGGCGGCGGGCCGGGAGGCGGTCCCGGAGGCATACCGCCCATCGGCGGCGGGCCACCTTGCGGGCCGGGCATCGGAACCGGAAGGCCCGGAGGAGGAGCGCCCGGAGGAGGGGCCATCATCTGGTCATCAGGCTTTTTGCCTGTGTTGATAATGATGTTGATGTCGCTCTTGCCCTTGGTACGGCCACCGGCCTTACGAGCAACGCGACCGCCCTTCTTCATGCCACCCGCCAAAGACGGGTCATACATTGCTCCACCGCCGCCGGTGACAGCCGCGCCGCCCGGCGGGTAGGTCGGAGTCAACGGGTTTGCACCGGGCAACGGACGATTTCCGCCCATTTGCTGGCCCATTCCACCACCGCCACCGCCGGGTCCGCCCATCGGGCGATTCTGCATCGGGTTCCCGCCACGATTGCCCATCATGGCACCGCCACCAAACTTAGCGGTGCGGCCACCGGGGACAACGCCCGGAACTTTCTCAGGATAACCCGCGCCAGAAAACACCTGACCGCCAGACTTGCGGTTCATGCGCTTCGTGCCGCCGTTAGCCTTGCCCATACGAGCTTCCGGCTTCACCATCTTCTTGATGAGCGCCTTGTCCATCGCCTCGTCGGGATGCTTGGCTTTACCGCCGTTCTTCAAGCCGGGCGTGACAGGATTGTTGGCAAACTCCAACGCTTTGTCCTTCACCATACCCATGCGCGGATCGCCGCCCATCATGGGCCCGCCCATGTTCTTCTTGGTGCGGCCACCGTTCTTCTTCTCGTCTTTGTCGCCACGCGCTGCGTTAGCAAGCATGAGAACTGGCGAGAGGTACTGCCCAAAAGCCCCGCCAATGGCCTTCTTGGTGCGGCCACCCTTCTTCATGTTGGCAGCTTCTTCAACCTTCTTGTTCAGCGCGTCGCGCGATTCCTGCGACATCGGCGGCTGATTGCTTTCGCCGGTATAAGTGCTTTTGGGGCCAAGACCCAGTTTTGCCTTGAGGCGCTCCAAAGCGGTGCGCGGAGCCGGGCCACCTTCTTGACGACCAGCGCGGCCACCCTTCTTCATGCCGCCAACGTGCTTAAGACCCTCGCGGTCCTCATTGGCGTCTTTGACATTGCGGTTGATCTTAGCATTGGCATAAGAGCGCGGCGTGACACCAAGGTTAGACTTGGCCTTATCCCCCTCGACCTTGCCCCCAGCTTTGAACGCACGGCGCGAGATTGGGCGCAGGCCAGTCTTCACATCGGCGTTGAGGGCGTCCTTGGGCGGCTCATAGCTGGAGGAGTCAACCTTAGCGCCGGGCTCCCCAGCGGCAATGCGCTTCGCCTTGCTCTTCATGGCCTCGCGGGCCTTTTTGGCAACCTCGTACATGCTTGCTCCTAGCTAGGTTCTGGGGCGTCCCCCATGCTGCCGGGAAGGGGGCTTGGGCAGCGGCAAGCCTTTGCGGAAACTTAGCATAAGCGCCCTGTCAACAACAGAGCCGCCCTTGTTTTTGCCAAGGCCAATTTGCCTAGCGTACTCAGGGTCAAATTCTGCCCACCTAGAACGTAGGTTTTCTGGCAGAAGAATTAAGTAACTGACATTTCCTCTGTCTTCGACTGAATTGATATATGGGATATGGTCATATCCTTGTGATTTTAAGTATTTTTCGTAAGCCACTTTAGCATTTATAGAGTCTGGTTTTAGTTTATTTTTGTCTGCAAAGACAGTTACTTTTCGGCGCAGTTCAGCTTCAGAGAACGGCTCTCCATTACTTTTGACAAATGGTTTTTCCATGCGGGCAAGCAAAGGCATAATAGAGCCTGCCTGATTTTCATTAGCCAACCCACTTCCAAGCCCATAATCTTTACCAAAATATTTACGCAGACGGTCTTCAGCGGCTTGCAAGCTGCCAACATGCACCCCTAAAAGATCATGCCTTTGCGGGCCGCGATACATCCTAAATTCGTCAAAAGGCTCCGTCGCGCGCGTGGCGTGATAAACATCACTGGTAAAACCAAGTTCCCTTGCTCTTGCTAATCTTTCAGCTTCAGAAGCCGCCAGTTTAGCGCCTGTTGACCCCAGTGCCCCAGCAGGAGCCATGCCAAAACCGCCGCCCATAACGGTTCCGGCCAGTTCCGTGGCGCGCTGAATGGCTTCGTCGGATTTTGGGTCTAGGCGTCCCTGATAGGCGTCACCGGGCGCTGTCACGCCGCTCATGATGCCTTTTGCCATCCTGACAGGCCATGTCTGGCCCATAGCCTCGCCAACGTCAGCCATGCGTTCACGCATGTCCAACTGCTTGGCGTAGTTCACCAAATCATTGGCGCGGATGTTTTCCTCTTCCTGACTGCGCGGGAACAGGCTCTCAGGCGCGCCGCCTTCCTGCATGACCTGACGCCCCACATGCGGCAAGTACCGCGTGGGGTATTGGTCCTGAAGGAGACGCGGCCTCTTCATGTCAGCGCTGTGTCAGAAGGTGATGGATGATTTCCAAAGCCTTGTGGATGGCTGCATCTTTGCCACCAGCGCCAGCGTTAGACGCGCCGACCTTGCCGCCGGATGCCCGGCCCTTGGCTTCTTCCATCTCAGCCCGGCGAGCGCGCTCAAACAGATCGGCACGGCCACCGCCCTCATCCATCATAGACTGGTTGTACTCGTCGTAGAGGGACTTGGAGGACGGGCCAGCCGCCGCCGCTTGGGTAACTTGCCGCGCCAGAGGAACGGCTTTGCGAGCAGCCGCCGCATACGCAGCCTGACCGTCATCCGTGTAGCCGCCCGTCATAGCGCGACCGGGCGTCTCACTGCGCACATCGTCGGAGAAGCGCATTGCGCCAACGCCACCAGCCATGCCCTCGCCCTCATAGCCGGGGAGGTCTTTAAACCGGTAGGCGGCATCTGACATGCCAAAATCCACCGGAGCGTTGCGGCGGCCAATCGCTCCGGCGGGGTCGCCTTCAGCGCGCTGCGGCAGATAATCCAAAAGGCTCGTGGGTGATTCGCTCAACACAGCGGCCCCCGTCGCACCAGCCGCTCCCGTGGTATTAAGGAGCCGCTGCATACGAGGGTCAGCAAGAAGCTGTCCCTGCGCGGTCATCGCTCCGCCAGACGGAGCGGCAGAGGTTGCCGGGGTCGTAGAGCCCCTGAGAGCAACCGCGCTACCCGGAGGCGTCGTAACCGGACCCGCCGGCGTCACGGTGCCAAACTGGGGTTTGCCAACCAGCGTAAAGCCGCGATTAGCTCCCTCCATGCTCTGCGTGCCACGAGCGGCGCGAGCAATTTTTTCAGCGCGCTCTGTGGCGGCAGAACCGCGCATAGCGGCTCCAGCGAGACGCGGGGCAGCACGAGCGCCCATGGCAGCCAAGGCTTCCAAAGCCAAAAGGACGGGAGCAACCATTACATTAGCCCTTTCTGTTGACGATCAGCCTCGACTTCTTCCAGAGCGGGCCGTACCAGTGGCTCAATTAATCCAACATTTTCAGGATGTTGGAGGACATCCTGCGCCAAGTCAATCAACTGCGTGCGTTCTTGGCTAAGTCGGTTCTGGCGGTCATTGTGCATTTCCGCCATCTTGTCTTCGTCGCCGCCAAGCTCTTTCTGCATCCGCATAATCTCAAGCTGCGCACGCTGTTGCTCAGTGCCAATCTTAGCGTCCGTCTCTTTGGCGCGGGTCTGGCTATCCAGCATCCGGGCCTCAGAGTTCCGCTTGTCATTTTCCATGTCGGCCATGGCCTTCATGAGTTCCGGCGGCGGCTTATCCTGCGCGGAAGACGGCACCATGAACTGTTCTGGGTTGTTCCAGCCAATGGCTTGCAGCGCAGCCGTGTCAACCGCAATCGGGTCATAGAGAGACGGGCTTGCCTGTTGAAGCTGCTTCAACGCCATAATTTTCATAAGACGCTGAGACTGAGACGCCGTGTTGGGATCAGCTTGCGGCACAAGATCACAATCATTGAGCGCAGCCATGAACGTCTGCTCATCCCACGGGAACGCAGGACGGCGGTTCTTTTGCCAGAAGCTCTCAGGATGCTCCTTAAATTCCCGCGCCAGAAGGGTGAACTCTTCTGCTTGCGAGGCGTGCATCCGCTTATGGACAGAGTTAACAACCTTCTGCGCCTGCTCAATCATGGCGAGCGTCGTGCCAACCGGCGCATCCGGCTTGCCTTCTGTCACCATGACTTCAGACGTGCCGCCCACGCGCATACCCGTCTCGGCCATCTGCGTGACAAGGTTCATCAAAGCGCCCGAGGGCTCTTTGTACGGCAGCGGCATTATGGCTTGCGTGATAGGCATACCATTTGTTTTAACAGTTGCGCCTCCACCCGGAGGAACGCGGAAGATATTCGTATTTTGGCGTGCCCCCGTGTCCGCCATAAGGAAGCCGGGAAAATTGTTATACATGCCAGCGTCAAGTAGCTCACGCCACGCAGCAGTGATAGCGTTAGTCGTGTTGCCCAGAATATGAAGAAGGCCGATGTCATAAAAGCCCATCCCCGGAACAAACGTATACTTCACAAAGTTCTGGCGGGCAGTTGGGAGTTCCTGATCGTCCTCATCATAGTTCCTGACAATGCTCAGGATTTCTTTGGTAGAGGCGTCAATCGTGACACGGTAAGGAATCTCTAAGCCGGTCTCTTTACTCTTGTACCGATGCTCAAAGCCGCTGATATTCAACTCGCAGTAGCACTCAAAGATTTCACGGTCACGATCATCAGGGTTGTAGCTATCGGGGCTAATGCCCTGTTGGCTCATCTGTTCGCGCTGAACGCTATCAAGCTGCGGGGCCTTTGGCGTGGAAAGATCAATGTCACGGTAAACGCCAAGAATTTGCAGGCGCTTGACCGTGGACGGACGCATATACACGCGATGCGTAATGCGCTTTGAGTTATTTAGATCAGTGGCGGCGTTGTTGACAATCAGATCGTCTGCATCAACGCTTTCCGACACCGGGCGATTACGCAACGGGCAGAAGTACACCTTCTTAAACGAAGAGCCACCAAACCCAAGCATGAGCAACATGCGGTCGGTGTCAGGATAATACTCAGTGGCAATGCTTGTCAGGTAATGATTGAGATCACGCTGGAGTGCATTAGCCATTTGATCTTGTTGCAGCGTGGAACGTGTAGAGTCGTTCCTGATCTTTACCGGACCGTCAGTGGGAAGAAGCTCTGA